GGGGAGGTTGTATTCCTTCCCCGATTCATACAAGAAAACTCGTATCCCATCAGGAGAACCAGAATGAGATACGAGCATTTTGACCTTCATTGAATTATCCAGTTGTAGCTAAAGCGGTTGGAGCAGTCGGAGGATTATGGCGAGCTCCAGACAAAATTGCAGTGATAGAAACTGGGACATTGGTCATAGTGGAAGTCACGTCCATTAACACCCTCAAGTATCGTTTGCTCCCGATATATCCTACGTGCTGAACGGTATTATCTTCGGATAAGTCGTCAACTTTAGTCAGTCCGCCGATATAATCACCGGTATCTAAAGTAGCAAAACCGGCCTCAAGCAAGCTGTCCGATTCCTGTAAGGTTGGAGTTACATAGGTATTTCCGGTTGCACCGGTACACACTCCAAGGTTGACGATAATATCACATTGTTCAAAATCCTGTAGATCGACAATTGAGCTGTAAGTGTCGTTTGTAGTAATATCTACAGGGGCCATGAGTTGTACAACAGCTATATTATGGTAAAGGTCTCTCATCTATTTCACCTCTTATGCGGTCTCTATGGTTCCAATGAGTTCTAATACAAATCCCGGAATATCAGCGGTTGAACCGTTAGTGACTGATAGTTTCACCACGTCACCGGCAACCAGCGTTTTATAGGTTGATAACGCCCCTAAACTGGTAGCGGTAGCAATTGCCGGAAAACCAACCGAAGCGTTGAAAGTTGCCGTTGCTATGCTTTTCGATCCGCTCAACACATCGACAACCGAGGTATTTTCATTATCAACGCTTGCCGCCGTTCCCTGGGAAAGAAGCAGGATGTCGGTCAGGGTCAACTTATACCCGGTTGGAACGTAGAAAATGGGTCGGTTGGCAATATCGCCGTCAGCGTCTAAATTTTCAACTTCATAACTGATAATCCGAACTGGAGCGGCATTGAGTTGAGCGGCAGTTGGAGAAACCGTAGTCCCTCCGATTTTCAGAGTTCCAGAGACATTATTGGTTCCGGCCAAAGTTACAATTGAACCGGATTTGAAATTCACCATGCCCCCGGAGTTCGCGTTGAGGTATCCACCCGATTCAATATCAATGGCTCCCTCAATATCCCACTGCGCTCCGCCTTGTTCCATGTGGTTTTTTACGTTTTCATAGGCCATCTTTATCCACCACCTTATGAACTGGCGATTTCAAGCCATTGAATCGCTTCGGGAAGAACTACCTGTCCACCAACTCTTTTTCGAGCAGTGAATCTAATCTTGCCGGAACCGGCTTGAGTATAAGGGTCACGAGTTATAGATATAGCAATCCGGTCAACAATTTGATAGCCTCGCTTGAAATCACCAAAGGCTACCGGGAAAGCTGCGGATGCAATATCGGGCATATCAGTGGCTTCGATATAGGGGCGTTCCAAAATGGTTGGAGGAGAATTTAAACCCAAATTCGGAGTCCAGAGATAATTTCCCATGCCATCTTTTAACTGCCGGATCGCTTTCAAGGTTGAACGATTCAATACCCAATACCCATTATTGGCATAAGCGGATTTTAAAGCGTAGAATAAACTAATCAACCCTTCAGCAGTAAGATAATTCGCATCGCCGGAGGCCACATGGGATATAGAATCGTTGGTGAGTATCCCTTGAGGCTGGCCAACCGAATCCCCTTCGATAAAGGCCTTTCCTTCTGCTACTCCAAACTGCTCGGCACATTCAGCCGAAATTTCAGCTTCCATATTGAACACAGCATCTTCCAGTTCAGCCATGGAAATATCGACAACTGCACTCATCTCATGAACCGGTATTTTTTCCAATCCATAAGTTAATCCAGTGGTTTCACTTCGAGTTCCAGTTTCAGCTACCCAAGTAGCGGAGAAAGTCGCGGTTCTTTTTGGAATCCACACATCGGTTTTAGAAGTCTGTCGAACTGCGGCAATCGAGCGTAAGGGAGAAAACTCCACAATCCCTTTGATGATCTGATTGACATACTCGTTCGGCACTAAATATCCGCCTAAAGTATCATCAGATTCAACCAGGGCTTTTTTGTCGGTTGGTACAATTCCTTTTCTCAAGTATTGATCGAAAGCCTGTTTTCTTTCAATTTCAGGATCGGCTTCTTTGTTTTCACCTTGAGATGGCCGGTTGAGTTTAGTTTCTAACTCATCCATCCGGACGTTCATCTTTTCCAGTTTTTCAGTAGTATCCGACAAAGCATCGCCATATTTCTTAATCTCGGCTTCCCGTTGGTCGTTAGTGTTTTTAAATTCCTCGAATAACCCTTTTAATTCAATTAGGGCGTTCTTTTCTTCTGGCATCTTTTTCACCTCGTAATGTAACTTTTCATGTCATGTAGGAGTGTTTGTAATTCATCATCAAGCGAGGTTTCCGGGTCGCTTTTAGTATCGGCTGGGTCGTCAGATTGCTTTTCCTCGTCAGAGTGATCTTCAATCGGGTCTTCAAGGGGTTCAGCTTTCTCAACGAGAGCCTGAAGAGCAATAATTACATCTTTTATTTGTGATAAATTCACCGAGGAGAGAACTCTCCCCGATTTAAAATCAGTAGGTTTGATTGATTTAAAATTGGCACTGAGAAAATCGTTGGCCCATTGGTAATAAGCGGAAACATAATTATCAAGGTTTTTCTTGATGTTATAGAGCTTTTCATCAATGGATAATTCTGAACTTCCAATCGTTTTAGGATAAAATATTTCCCAAGTTGCTTGATTTAAAGCGTCATTCAGGTTATAAAGTCTTGAATATAATTCCTGTTGACGTTGCATTTCATTAAAGTTTTCATTAAAATCCGTTGATTTTTTTGTTAATTCATCGTGCTCGCCTAACGAACCTTGAACATCGGATGTTTCTGTAGAACCTTCTTTCAACCCTTCTTCTTTCACGTCTAAAACGTTTGCCAATGGTTGGGCCGGAAAGGTGACTACTGAATACTCATAAAGTTTTATCTCTTTTAATAGCCTTTTCCCGTCCTTGTATTCTTTCTTTACCGGATCATAACCAATGCTCAACCCCTTTATGGCTCCCTGTTTTAATAAGGAATAGGCTTCTTTCCCTTTCTGAGTATCAAGGTTGAGTTGCCCTCGAACAAACAAACCGCTGGCATCTTCTTTGGCTTCTAACCCAACACCGATTGGTTCATCGGATTTATGTTGCCACAAAATAGGAACTGATCCGCCTGAATGGTCGAGAGTACGCTTAAATGCCCCTCGTTCGATAATGTCATTTTGCAAGTCTTCAATTGCGAATATTCCAGCGTAACCGGTAAAAACTCCCTGATCGTCAAGGTCATTGAGCTTTAACCGGAAAGTTTTTCTTTCCATTGCTGTGCCTCCTGGTGCAAGTGTGTGAAAACAAACAAGCCACAAATAAAACGACTTAAGGCTCTGTTATGGTAAGATTGTCTTTTAAAACATTATGAAGGCTATCTATCATCCTTGTTACTTTCACTCCTCCAGAACTGCCACCCATGTACAACGGCAATTAACGTGCTTAGGAATCACCCCTTGAGCTTCTTGAATATCATATTTTTTGCCATGCTCTAAAAAACACTCTTCACAAGTTCTTTCATCCTGGGCAGCCCAAAATTGTAATTGTTTCACTCCGGCTTCCTGGTATAACTGCCGATTGCCCTCAGTAAAAGCAGATATGGTTTCTGTTCTCGCAATATTTTCCGCTCGATACCCTCTGGCATCTTCAAAGGTTTCTCTTACTCTCTTAGCCAGATCGTCAACCCCTTCTCCAAGGTCAATTCCATCTTGCAGTGTACCCTTCAGCTTCTCAAGGGTGGTATCGTTAATTCCTTTAATCTTGTTTCCAAGCTCTTCTTTAATCCAATCATTAACCCTGGGGTTGTCGATATTCCAAGCAACTTCAATTCCTAATTCATTAATGGCGGCTTCAACCCCTCCTTTGATAATTTCTAAAAGCAAGGGTTTAGAGAGTTTCCGCAACTTTTTATTCCACTGCTCGATCTCGTATATATCCTCTTTCCTGATAGCGGCTTTTCTGTTCTCAATATTCTTTAAAACTTCTTTTTCTTGCTCGTCAAAGTAAGGTTTGAGGGCTTTCTTCCATTTCTTTTCCCATGGGTCCCAATAGTGTTTCCGCTTATATTCCCAGAGTTCAGCGAGTTTTTCTTCAGAGAAGATGGTTTTTTTTTGAGAGAAAGATTTTTCGGTTTCTTCTTCAATCGGTTCTTCAGTGGGTTCTTTTTCTGGTTCTTCTTCTGTTGGTTCCTCATTTATTGGAGTTAAGGAAAAAGGAATATAAAGCCTATCCGCTTCAGGAACTTTTAGGGTTTCAAACCCTAACATCTCTCGTGCTTCGTTCCTGGTAATAATCCCTCGGTCAACCGCTCCAAACATCCGGTTATAAAGTTTATCCTGGTCTTCTTGAAGTGCCTCGATACCGTCTTTGTCATAATCGAGGTATAAGTTTTCTCCCCACAATGGAACCAGCCAGTTGTTGAAAGCGTCTTTTAAATAATCCATTAAGGGAAGAACGGTTTCTTGATAGAGAGCTTTTCTCGCTTCACCATAATTGGAATAAGTTTTTGAGGAATTGTCTCCAATAAGCTCGGGGGCTACGTTGTAAGCAATGGCTATTTCACGAGCCGAAAGCTTCGATCCTTCTAACCAACTCATATCAAGCGGCGATAATCCGGTTGGCTGAAATTTCAATCCAGCCTCGGCAACAAAAACATTGCCGGCATTATTAGAACCGCCGTAAAGCTCAATGGCCTGTTCCCGTAAGATTCTTCTGGTGTCTTCGCTCAAGGTCTGGTCGGTCGAAAGAATTCCCGAAGGTTGAGCCGAATTTTGCAACAAAGAAACATTCCATTTCCGAGCTTCATTATTTTGGTCAATGCTTCGAGCAGAGGCTTCAAGCGGGCTCATGCCGTAAAAATCGTTTAAGGGATTAAAGAACTTAATGTGGAGAATTAATTCGGGTTCAAGTAGTGTCGTGTTTCCGTTGACTGTATATTCGTATCGCAAAATGGGCTTATTCTGATCACCAGGAACAATTTTCATCCGGTCAGGCCGCAATACGTAAAGCTCTAATTTTTCGCTTGGTCGAGTAAGGGTTCGTTCAATATACGTATTCCCCGACAACAATAAATAGCTCACCATTGCTTCAAACCAGGAACCAAACCCTTCAAAGGGATTTGGCCGATTCCACACTTTCAGAAGAGGATGGTTAAGGTTTAATTCCTCTAATTTGTCTTTCTTTTGTTCGTATAATAACCAAGGAATACCGGCACAGGCTTGAGCGATTAGGCGAACGCAGGAATAGACATAAACATTATTTTCATAACCTTCTTTGGCAAAATTTTCATAATCTTTGGGCGTCCACACCGCCTGACCGGAATAAAATCGGACAACAGAGTTATAGGTTCGGGATTGCTTGTGGTGGAACAGTTGTTTCAGCCATTCAAACATTTATTTCAGTCTCCAGATGGTAGGGGTTAATTGAGTTTTCAGGTGAGTAAAAATTGCATACCTTATAGCATCCATGGCGTG